TAGATCGGCAGTGAGAAGCGGTGCAGTAACTCCAACTACAAATATTTCTGGAGTAGATAGAGTATCTGATGAAGTATTTCAATTTTTATCTGAAACTTCATCTGGACAACAAAGATTGTCTTTACAAGTTGACAATTCACTAAATGCTGAATTGGGACTTAATCTTTCAGAAGGAGCAAAAGGAGAATTAAGTTATAACTCAAAGAGTAAACAATTTGAATATAGAAACTTTGGCGATAATCAAACTCAATTAGTTGAAGAGGGCAAAGCTAGAGAATATATAAGAAGAACATTATTAGAATCTCGTGACGCCACAGCGACTGAGAATATAGTATTGGGTAGTACAAAAGCTGGAGAACAAATTTCAACAACAGTAAATACTGGTCAATGGAGAACTAATGACATCCATTTTACAAATATTCAAGCTACAAAATTTGATCAAATGGTGGACGCTAAAAAAATAGCTAGCACTATAACACGAACAGCGGAACCTATGTCAGCAGAATCTTTGTCTCTCACTGCTGGATTAGATAAAACAATGATGACACCAGAAGCTTATTCTAGATCTGTAATAGAGAGAGGTTTACCTTTTGCGGACGTAGATATGCAAACGCGAATACTTGCTGTAAAAAATGCTAAATCAACAAGCAGTGTTGGAAGAGCCATATTGCAAAATGCAACAAACCCAAAACTACAAGCAATAAGTTCAGCTATTGAATCAGCTGGAGATAGAGTAGCTGTAGAAAATATGGACCTTTTATCTGAAATGGGATTACAGTGGTTTGCTGGTCAAGGTCAAAATTCAATGTTTGGATCATCGGGCTTTGCCGATAATAGCTACTTCAGACTACCAACTCAATCACAAAGTGTAAATAGAGCATCTAAAGTTATTATGACATCTGATGATTTTAATCAATTAATAATTAGAGGAAGAGCTGATGAGTCGATTCAGGTTGGCACTGAAGCATTTGCTTCGAGTAGATATAGTAATTTTTATAAATCTTTTTACAATAATGGTACAACAGAAGGTGTTAACATGGTCTTTAATCCAAGTGGATTAAACGAAACCGCTTTAAATGATTTAGCAGAACAAGTAATGGGTCTTCAAGTTAAAAGATTTGCAACTGAAGTAGAAGGGGTTAGAGTTGTATCCCAAAAAGGACAAATGGCAGATGATGTTGTTTCATTGGGTAAAGCAATTTTTGGCGAACATGTTGAAGATACAAAATTAGTAGAAGAATTATTTTCTTTAAATGGAGCAAAAAGACTTGCACGCTTAGAAGCATATGATCAATCAGAAGAAGCTGTAAGTAAAGGTGTAAGTAGTGTTAGAAATTATCAAAACACAGTAGAACAGCTAGGTACAACAATAAGAGAAGGTGGAATAGTAGCCTATACTAATACCGACGCAACGGCAGTTCAAGCTATGAAACAAGACGCTATAAGAAGCGGAATTGACTTTTATAATGATGAACAATCTAAAACGCTAACATCTCGAATGGTAATATCAGATACAGGCGGTGCAGCTTTTACTGAGGGCGAAGATATGGTCATCAGAACTGGAGTTAAACAAGTTACAGAAGGCATAGCTGATGATGTAGCTAGAGAAGCCGTTATTGGAGAAGCCGCTAGAGCTGGAGAAACGGCACTTGAAACATTTGGTGAACACGCTGAATTATTAAGAACAGACGAAGCATTTGCTAGCGCAGCTAGACAAGCAAGAACAAAAGCTACAGAAGGAATAGGGGCTCAAGAGATTAAAGCTGGAGCTGAGTTTATTAGAAGAAACAAAAAAACTTTAGCTGTAGGAGCAGCAGTAAGCTTTGCCGCTTATGGGGCTCATAAATTTAATCAAAGAAGAAAGGAAAATGAGCTTTATGAGCGTACTATAGAGGTTGCACCAGTAGAGTCTGGTTCTAGGCCATATGGTATTCAGGACGCTTTAATGAAGAGCGATCAGTCTTCTTCAAGAAGAGATCCATTAGTTACTGCTGGTGTTGTGGGAAATTTAGATAGATCTAAGATAGGACACTCGATGATGGGAAGCGATAAGCATTCTCATTTATTTGGAGGATAATAATGGGAATTTTGGCAAAATTAGGAAAAGGCACTTATAAAGCTGCAACCTCTAAAGTTGGCGCAACTGCAATCATAGGTGGAGCAGCTATGGCTGGATTAGCCAAGGAAACACTACCAGCTGCAAGAGACGCAGCTATGGATGTAGCTTTTGGTGACCCCAATGCAGATGAATCTTTTCTTGGTAGAAAGTTAAGTCCAGGTAGTGTATTTGACGCCGTTGCTCCAGGTATGACTGGTGGAGCTGGAACCACAGGAATGGTTGGTGCAGTTGGTGCAGTTGGAATTGGAGCTGGTCTAGGAACAGCAGCGGGTGCAATGGTTGGAAATATGATAAAGAATCCAGCAGGTAGTAAATTAGCAACTAAAGCTTTACGAGGCGGAACAATAGGTGGAATAGTTGGAGCTGGTTTAGGTTTAGCTGCTGTTGGTGGCGCAATTGGAAGTTATGTAAATAGAAATGAAAGATTTTTTAGAGAATCACCATACGCTGGAAAAGGAAGAACCCTAAGAAGAGACAACATGCAATATGATCCAGGACAAGTTTCAGGATCAAATAACGTTTCACTAAAAAATGCGCAAGACCTAAACGCAGACGGAAGCATCGTATTGGGGATGCACAACCTAAGAAGAGGAATGTAATAAATGAGTGATATTTCTTCTTTTGAAAATCTTGAAGCGCCAGGAAGCGCTCAAGAAATTCCAGGTTTTCTCGGTGATGCTATGCGCACTCAAGAGACAGCAGCTGGCGTAACTAGTATTCCTCTTGTAGCTGGATTAAATCAGTACAGAGGTCAAAATACAATTCTTAAAGGTGGCTTCTTAGATAATAGAAGTATGTTTGCAACAAAAGGTCAAACTAAACTTAGGCCTTTTAGAAAAGGTGCGTTAACTCCAACAACAGTACAAAGAGCAGGAAGTCCATACGTTGGTGGAGTAAATATATTTGGTAGACAAACTAGAAGAGGCGCAAAGTTATCTAGACCAAAGCAAATGCATGGAGCTAACAGACTAGGCAGAATGCTTGGGATGGGTGGAGGAGAAGGCGTTGCAACAGCTTCAAGGCTTGATTATAAAGCGCCAATGTTTAAAGGTTTTAGAAGGCAAAACTTAACATTAAACCCATTTGCATTTGGTAGACACGCAAGCGTAAGTAGATTTGGTCCTACGGGTCAGGGATTCTATGCAGCGCATAACGGTGGAGCATTTGCTAATTTAGGAAATATGTTAACTGGACGGACAAGCTAATCCTAAATTTAGTGGTGGAATGTTTTCTAGACTTGGTGCTATTAATAAAATAGAAAGAAGAGCAGCTAGAGGTCTATCAACAGCTGGAGCTGATATGAACATAGCAAGAATAACCGCTATGAACAACCCTATGGCTTTAGTTCCAAAACAAGATGTTTTAAATGCAGCTAGACTTAATATGCGTGGAACGCTTGGCGGTCCTGGTTCAACAGCCGCTGAAAGACTAGCTTCAGCAAGGGCAACACTGGGAACACCAGAAGCAATGGCAGCTAGATTTGAATCTGGTGGTTTAAATGCACTTGGAGCATCATTAGTAGGGGCGGAGGGTGCAACCGCTTTAACAGTTGGCGCTAGAAGATATGCAATGGTAGAAGGTGTGCAGGGTTCTGCAAGTAGGTCATTTATGCGTGGGATATTAACATCTGGTGGCGGTGTAGAAATGCGCACTGGAATGGGAACAGCTGGAATGAAAACAATTGGAACTTCATCAATTCAAATGACAGAATCATTTTTTAAGATTGCAAATCCATTAACAAAAGCATTTGAAAATAGCTCAGTCTTACGCTCAAGAGCAGCGGGTGCAGGTATAAGAATGAGCGCCATTTCAGGGTATGAAGGAATGGCTACAGAAGTTGTAGAAAAAGGTATATTAAAATCCTTAGGAACTCGTGGAGCCATGACTGCAGTTAAACATGGTGGAGCACGAGTCGGTATGGCTGTAGCAGGAGAAGCAGCATTAGCAGCAATACCTGGTCTTAATTTAATATTTGCAGCAGATATGGCTTATCAATTAGCTAAACTTGGCGGAAAAGCTATTAAAGCTGGAATTAATTTTGGTAAAGACGGCATGAAGTCAATGCAGGGTAATATGTATACCGGAGTCTTTGGAGCAGGATATAAAGATGATGAAGTTAGAGCAACTTCCAGATCTAGAGGCGTTGCCGCAATTCAAAACAGTAGATTAAACGCTAGATCACTACTTGGATCAGAAGGTGCGATGATGGCTTCGCATTTCGGGTAGAATATACTATGGACAAAACTAAGGAGTTTCGCAAAAGATTAGAAGGTTTATCTAGAGACGATCTTTTAGAAATTATCAACGCCCAAGATCCAGAATATTCAAAACAAGTAAACAGAATTGAATGGGTTTTTAAAAACAAATTAAATCACATAAATTGGGCTGATGGAACACCAGTTGAAGGCAGAGAATTTACAAATAGAGAATTAGCTCTATTGATTGACGAACCATTTGAAGTTGATAACAGCTTGTTAGACATGCGGAATATCGGCTGATCAACAAAGGCAAATACATATTTCTAAAGATCCATGTAGATGGGCAAAACACTTTCTTCAAGCAGAAACAAGAGTTTATCAAACTTTGATTTTGCGCGATCCAGCTTTGAGGAAAGTATTAAGAGCAGGTCGTCGTTTAGGAAAAACTTTTAGCATGGCTATTGCATTGCTTCACTATAGCTACACTCATAAAGACGGCAGGTGCCTAGTTATTGCACCAATGAAATCGCACGTTGAATTAATTTATCAAGAAATTCTTAGATTAGCTTCTAAGAATGAAATAGTAATGAATTCAATTACGAGAAAAGTAACTAGTCCTCAGTTTATGATTCAGTTTTCTAATGGATCTACAATTAGATTCTTTACATCTGGTATGCGTTCAGGTGGAAAGTCAGACGTAGCTCGTGGTCAAGAAGCCCACGTGATTGTGTTGGACGAAATGGACTACATGCATGCAGATGACCTTGACGCACTCTACGCGATGCTACAGAAGACCGCAGAAGACCAACCGGATAAAATACTCATTGGAGCTTCAACGCCAACTGGTAGAAGAGAAAGATTTTGGGAATGGTGTAGAAGCGCTAGATTTCAAGAGTTCTGGTTTCCATCATATTGCAACCCCTATTTTTCTAAAGAGCAAGAAGATGAATTTAGAGAGCAATACTCAGAGATGGGTTATCGTCATGAAATTGAAGCAGATTGGGGCGAAGACGCAGAAGGTGTTTATCCTAGAAAATTTATAGATAAAGCTTTCATAGATCCATCTTGGGACTACACTCCCGAAACACAATCAGCTAGATCATTTTATACAATTGGAGTTGACTGGGACAAGTACGGTGCTGGAACAAATATAGTTGTATTAGAAACTTGTAACGAAAATTATGAAGATGAAAGATTTAGAAATAAAGTTAGAGTTGTATACAGAGAAGAAATTCCCAAGTCTGAATATACTTTAACAAATGGAGTTAATAGAATAGTTGAGTTGAATGAATCTTTTCAACCAAAGCACATTTATGTTGACAGAGGATATGGAGAAGTTCAAGTAGAGCTACTTAGAAAATATGGAACAGAAAATCCAAAATCAAATCTTAGAGATAGAGTTAAGGGAATAGGGTTTGGCGAGAGCATTGAGATAAGAGATCCATATACCAAGCTTCCAATTAAAAAAGAAATTAAACCATACATGGTAGATAACCTAACTCAATATCTTGAAAGAGAAGCTATCTTGTTTCCAGCTTCAGATGAAGAACTCTACATGCAGTTAATTTCATATGTTGTTGTTAGAACTACTCAAACAGGAAGGCCCATATTTGAAGCTGGTGGATCAGCTATGGACCACGCCCATGATGCTTTAATGTTAGCACTTCTTGCCATTACTCAAAATTATGGAGACTTTAGTAAATTAAAGGTAGCAAGAAATACAGAGAGTTTTTCGAATACATTCTTTATGCCAAAGGCGAATAGTGTATCTGACGATGGGGATAAAGAAGCACCTGCATCTGGTATCATGGTAACTACTAAAAGAAACTCTGACTTGATGCCAGGTATCAGAAAAGGGAGACCTGCAAAACGTGTTTCTAGAAAAATGTTTTAGGTAAAAATATGTCATTAGTTAACAATATAGACAATCAACTCTCAACAGAGCAAAAGGTAACATTAGATTATTCAACAACTGAATCATCTTCTCGTAGTTCAACTGAATCGTCTTTTACTAGAAGCGGAGCAAGTTCAGTTCTTTTCCAAGCCGGAGTATCATATGGTAATGATCAGCCATATTCAGTCCCCTTACAGTCTCTCAAACAAGAAGCAAAAAATAGCCTTTCAGACTTACTTAAATTTTTAAAAGACTTAGAAGACTTATTAAGACAGGTAAAGTTAGATCCGTTAAATAATCCAAACTTAGAAGAAGCACACGCCTATGTTTGGGATGAAATTAATAAAGTTGATCATCCATATCCTAAAATAGAAATAGAGGGATATGCAGGTACCTTAAAATATCCTAGGCCGCCTTTTATCTGTTTTGATCAATATCTCTACGCGGAAGGAGTTCAAACAAGAGGCTATAGAAAATTTGTAAAAGAATATGATAACTTAATATCAAATACTACATTTGGTCATATCTACGATTTTAGAGAAATTATTAAGTACTTAGTAAACGAAACTAATTGCATTATAAATTCATTAGGTGCAGATTTTGGAGATAACTATGAAGATGACTCACAACAACAGGTCGCGTCGTACTACTTATACTGGCTCAAAATGGCAATCCACTATAAGGAACTCTTTGCCCAATCAATCAAATCATCCCCAACAGGTTTGCCAGAAACCGAAGTGGATAAAACAACTAAAAAGCAAGCCGCTCAATTTCAAGCATTTTTTTCTATCAAAGTAAACTCTTTAACAAACATGATAGACAGTCAGTTAGATACCCTTCATAAAGATTTGGTAACTAACTGCAATGTATTTTACAATAAGTACTTAAGTCCATCATTAAGATTTAAAACAAAAGTTGTTGCAGATTTTGCTTTAGATATAAGAACTACAAATATGAAAACAGAATTACCTAGCTTATCAGAAGAAGCAGCAATAGCACTACTGGCTGCAGAGGGTAACTTTAAATCAGTTTTAACTGACTTGTTAGAGAGAAGAAATAATACATCTGCAAAGATAGACTCTTTATATCAATCTATAGTTCAAAGAAGAAAATACACAAGCTTTATATCTCAGCTTTCTGCAAAAGCTGTAAATAGAGAAAGAATTGTCACTACAGAAACAGATTCAAATTATGCTTTTTTGCTTTCTGGTTTATTCGTAGATGAGTCTCAAATTAACTCATTAAAATCTAGCCATGCTTTATTAGATGATCTGAATGAAGACAGCCATCCTCAGTATTTAATGAAGTCTGGTGGAGTTATAGTTGGAGACATAACGGTAGAAAATGCTGCAAAGATAGATGGAGTACAGATAGGTGAACATTCTCATTCTGGCTCAGATGGATCTAAGAGAATAAGATCTATAGACATAGATTATGAGTCGGTAAGAAATGAAATTAATTTACAGCAAATAAATTCAGCCGCAAAAGAAGTTGTTATCAAAATTGACTCTATTACACCTGATATACTAATAGGTGGAGTTCCAGTTGCAGATGTGAATATCAGCATCGATATACCAGATGAATTTAAGGACAAATACGATTTTGAAATATTATACATAGAGTTGTGACATGAGCTGGTTTAAATATTTAGACAATACAAGTAATTTAGCAAGTCCTCAACAAAAGGTTTATACTACTCCGCCCTTAAAAAGACGGAATAGCAATAGATCAATTAAAAGACTACATAACTACTAATGATTGGTTATTTGCAGATATTGGAAATAATGAATTAAATTATGTATATAATTCCAGTCTTCTTAAAGTTGAGCAAGATCATTCATATTTAGTCGTTTATGAAAATTCCAATGTTTCAACATTAGAGGCTTCAACTCCTGTGGTTACTAGAATTGTTGACGGTATAATGTATTTTAAGGCCGCAAAGAATCACGAAGCAAATAGTCTTCCAGATGGAACCTATAGCGTTTACTATGGATCAGACTATATAAAGTATATTCATGCAACTCCAGTTACATCAAATTCAGTAACATCTTATGAATACGTAGAATATCCAAATACTGTTATTAATTCACTTGAAGCAAGTCCAGGCTACAGTCCTTACTATAGCGCAACTCCACCGAGTATTGATTTGTACGACACTGAGATTAATAAAAACTCTATTGGATATTATAGATTGGCATACTTTAACGATGGAACAGATTGGATTAATAATCTGTCAACAAAAGTTGGATCTAAGATAGTCGGAACTTTTAGTGGACCAAACATTAAAATAACTGGCGCAGTTGGTCCAGGATATGGTAAGTGTAAAATTAGAATAACTACAAAATATGAATCTTCAGTAGAAACTGAAAATATAGTTTTGGACTGGTATGAAATTGATTGTTATTCAACTGAAGAAAAAGAATCAATAATTTTTCAAAAAAATGATTTAGAATATCTTGACTACAGTTTAGAGATTGAAACTTTATCAGATAAAAATATTTTATCGGCTAATAATCAAATATATATAAGTAAAATAAGTTTCTTAAAAAACTTTTATTTTTCCTTAGATGATCAAGAAATAAATCCAGATTTGACCTTTAAGTCAATAGGAGGATTAAGATAATGGCTACTATTAAAAAAACTATACAAAATTTAAAACCTGGAAAACAATATCTTTTAACAGTTAAACCAAAAGATGTGGAATTAAACGTCCTTCTAGATCCGGCTTCAGCTGTAAGATTCACTGTTCCAGCTGACCTTACTCAGCCGGCAGAGCTTGGTGATTTAACAATAGTTGGAAACTATAAATCTATAATGATTAGCTTTAATCCTTCTAATGAATCAGACTTAAGAGGATATAACTATGAGGTTTATCTTCCTGAAGACATTGCCCAAAGCGGATCTACGTATGTAATCATTAGTGGATCAACCCCATATCTTTCTGGCTTTTCTGCATCAAACGTTATAGCTGTTGATGTTCCACAAAACTCCGAAACAACTAATCAGGTAAATGCAAATACTGGAGTCACAACTGTAGTGACAACAGAAAAGCTTTACTTTGCCAGAGTTCAATCTATTGATACATCTGCAAATAAATCTGCATGGACACCAATTGTGGCATCAACTGCTACAACACTTATAGATTCTGCGCACATTATAGATCTAACTGCGTCTAAGATCACAGCTGGAACAATCGGTGCACACACCATCACAATGGCTGGTGCAACTTCAATTATTAAATCTTCTACATTTAATGGAGTTGATGTTGGTGGAGGAAGTTATGCAAACGCCACAACAGGGTGGTTAATAAATGGTAGCGGTAGAGCATACTTTTATGATGCCACAGTTGCTGGAAGCATTGATATTGGAGGATTTGACTCTGGATCATTCCACGTAAATAGTTCTGGAGATTTATGGTCTGGTTCTGGAACTTTGGTGAACGCACCATTTAAAGTTTTAAAAGAAGGTGATGTTACAGCTAATACAATAACAACTAAAAGTTTAACATTAACTGGCAATACGGTTATGTCAAGTAACTCAAAGATTTTTCTTGGAACAGGCGTTTACAGTAATACTAATACTCCATTTTATGTTGATAGCAATAGTCAATTTTCTTTAGGTAATAAATTAACCTGGGATGGTTCATCTTTAACCGTAAACGGTAACGTAAACATTACAGGTGGTAATACTCTTACGCTTATTAGTAACGCAGAGTCCAACGCATCAACGGCGTACAACACGGCCATCAGTGCACAAGGTATAGCAATATCTGCACAATCTGACGCTAGTGACGCATATTCACTTGCTTCAACAAAAATAACAGCTGGAGAAGTAGTTACAACAATCAATGGTGGTACAACAACAATTAGTGGTGACAAAATTACCACAGGATCATTAAATGCTGACAGAATTTCAGGTGGAACAATTACAGCATCTATTTCTATTAATTCTCCATCAATTTCCGGTGGAACTATAAGTGGTTCACTCATTACTACAGGAGGTTTTTCTGTTGATAGCCCAGGGTCAATACAAGCTAGAAATATTACAGTTAACTCACAAAACGAAGGTTTAACATATAGGTGTGTACGGTTCATTCCCATCTGGTACTGGGACTACTTTGGTAGCAGCAAGCGCTGGTAGTGTTGAAAGAATTGTTAAATCTTCTTCCATGAGAAAACTTAAGGAAAATATTATCGATATGCCAGAAGGTTTAGCTATTATAGAAAATTTAAGACCTAGAATATTTAATTGGAAACAAGGTGATATAGATCCAAGCACAAATGAACCCTGGACACCAGAAGCTAAAGTTATACATCAACTAGCTCATAAAAGCTACGGTTTTATAGCTGAAGAAGTTCACGAAGCGCAACCAGAATTAGTTTGGCTTAGTCCACCGGATCCAGATAAGCCATGGGATGAAGAAGGTGGATTGTTTGATTTAAATTCTTGGAAACCATCAATGTGGAAAGAAATTGAAATAGTTCCCATTTTAGTTAAAGCTATTCAAGAGCTATCAGCTAAAGTTAATGAACTTGAGTCTAAACTTAGTTAGTGGTATAATAACAAAATGTCTAGAATAAGCAAGCAAGAAGAACAGGAAACTGCTATAATGGAAACTTCTCAATCAGATATTAATGATTCTAATTTAGATGTTAATTTAGTTATAGCTGTTTTTCAAGAAAAACTTAGCAGCTTAATGACTGATTTAGTTATAAAAGAAGCAACAATTAAACAACAATCAATTATTATTCAAAGATTAAAAGGACAAATGTAAAATGAGTGATACACCAGAAGTAGAAGTAAAAACAGAATTTGTAGTTGAAATTAAGATCAGTGACAAGAACCTATCTTACAAGAGCGACTTTACAGAGGCTGAAACAGTTTTTTGGCTTGAGGCTGTAAAAGATCTTATTATCAAGAAGACCTTTGAAGCCGCAGGAATATTAGAAAAACAATAAATTACAGCCTAGACAAATTGAGTCTACTATTAGATATAGGCTTAAATAAGGACGTACCATGGCAATTAGGGATTACCTACCATTTCAAACAGTAGATAAGGATCTTACCTTTTCTGATAAGGCTTTAGCACCAGAACAGGTAAAGGGTCTATCTAAGGCTATGAAGATAGCATCGCTTGCTCTTGGTTTTCAGGGTACCAACTATTACTTCAATAATAGAGCTACCTTTGAAAGACCTGCATATGACTTTGAGAGGCTTATGCAGGCTGTTGATACGGACTCTTATGTTAAGCAAGCTATGTCTAAATATAAAGATCTTTTTTGGAAAGAGGGTTGGGAAATAGTTTCTGAAAACCCAGAAGCTATTTCTTATCTTCTTCAAAGAATAGATTTTATGGAAATAGCAATGAAGAGACCATTTGTTGATTTTCTAATTGAAGTTTCAGATCAACTTTTTAAATTTTCTAATGCTTTTATTGTTAAGGCAAGAGGTGATTTAGGTGAGTATTTTCCAGATAAGCTAACACCAATGACTGGAGATCTTCCAGTAATAGGCTATTACTTAATTCCTACTGAGCAAGTAAGAATCTTTAGAGACAAGCATAATAAACCAAAGTCTTATCGTCAACAAACTGATCCTCTTACTTATATGCCACTTGAGGGAAATCCAGTTTGGACAGCAGAAAAAGTTATTCATCTTCATTTTGATAGAAAAACAGGTAGAGCATTTGGCACTCCATTTTTAATTAACGTATTGGATGATGTTATTGCGCTTCGTCAAATTGAAGAAGATATTCAAAATCTTGTTCATAGAGAATTATTTCCACTTTATAAATATAAGATTGGAACTGCAGAGCAACCAGCTGAGCCAGAAGAAATTGAACAAGCAGCTATAGAAATAGAAAATTTAAGAGCTGAAGGTGGATTAATTCTTCCATTTAGACATGATGTAGAAGTAATTGGATCACAAGGGTCTGCTCTTGATGCAAGTCAATATTTAAATCACTTTAAGGAACGTGTCGCAATTGGGCTAGGTGTTGCGCCCCATCACCTTGGAATGTCAATGAATGGTGGCAATAGATCCGTTACAGAAAGATTAGATGTTGCACTGTATGACAGAATAAAGCAAATGCAAAAACTGTTTTCAGAGATGGTAAGATTAAATATATTTAATGAATTATTGTTTGAAGGTGGCTTTGATCCAATCTCAAACCCAATTGAAAGTGGAACTTCCGACAGGTGTTTCTTTAAGTTTAAAGAGATAGATGTTGATACACAAGTCAAAAAAGAAAATCATGTTATTCAAAAATATGTGTCTAATTTGATTACATTAGACGAAGCTCGCATAGAATTGGGATACGATTCTGATATTGATATGAATAAAACACATGCATCAATACAGAGCGATATTCAAGTCGATGCAACTAACGCAACTGCTCAAGCTCAAGCAAAGGCACAGGGTACAAATCAGGCACCAGACCCAAAAACATCTGACGGTCAAAAATCTGCAGGACCAGGACAAAAGAATATGCCAAACAACAGAAGAGGCGTTGGTAATGCTATGAGACCAATGAATCAAAATGGAAGAAAAACTTCTCCGGACATTAAAAGATATGATAATAATTTTCTATCAGTAATTGAATCTCTTCTAGATAGCGAGTATACTGTTATAGAATCAGACGTTGAAAAGGATAAGAATGATGTTTAATGTAAATGATAAAATTACGAGTAGCGATAATACAGAAGCAGACGCTCTTGTAGTATTTAAAAAAGCAGTTAGCAATGGTCAAACTAGATTAGCTCTTGAAGCTTTAGTGGATGTTATCGATTCCATAGTTGAGTTTCTTACTTCAGAACCTGAAGAAGAGACGGCAGAACAAGTTATACCAGCTGCACCAGTAGCGAACGTTAATGCTGTTGAAATCAAAGAAGAAAAGATTGAATCAGCAAGCGCAGAAACCGCTACACCTTCTAAGAAGAGTGTGAAAGAAACAACAAAACCTATTTCAGAGTAGTCTATGATTGAACTAGTGATTGGTTGTCCGATCTATGAAAGAGATTGGATATTTCCTTATTGGATTTCTTGTATAGAAAATCAAAATATTGATTTTTCAAAAACCGCTTTTATATTTGAAGCATCTCCAGATGATGAAAAAACTATAGAGATGTTAATTAAGTATAGAAATGCAAGACCAGACATACCGGAATTTATTTTAGATATAAAACAAGATACTCCTCATTTTTCCCATGAAGAAGGAACAAGAACTTGGAGCATATCTAAATATCAGAATATGGTTAATCTAAGAAATTCTCTTTTATCAAAAGTTAGAGATATTAATCCAAATTATTTTTTTAGCTTGGATTCTGACATACTATTAACTAATGAAAATACTATTCAATTACTAGTTGCACACGTAAACTCTGGCGCAGATGCAGTGAGTCCATTAATGTTTATGACTCCAACAAATACAATGTATCCAAGTGTAATGAATTGGATAAAGGAGCCTGGTGGTCAAGCTTATCGTAAAGAACAATATCCACTTGGTGAGTATTTCCAGTCAGATGTTATTATGGCAGCAAAAATGATGTCAAGAGATGTATACAAGAATGTTGACTATTCGCTTCATACACAAGGTGAAGATTTAGGTTGGTCTGGAAACGCAGCAAAAATGGGCTATAAGCTCTACTCGGCATCTTATCTCTACGCTCCACACATAATGCATAAGCGAATGATGCAAGATTTTCTCTCAAATGGAGATTCTAGGGGTAATTTTTTTGCAACAGCATAAAAGTATGATATCTTTATATAAGATTGTTTAATCTTATAAAAGCTAATTACTATTACTACTACATTAAAATAAACGGAGCGCTAAAATGGCATTTGATTTTGTTGAAAGTTTTACACTTCAACTTCCTGACCTATCGGGATTGGAAAATGATTTTTCCGAATCATTCAGTAAGAACCACGGTCTTATTATAGAAGTGGCTGCCATACATGAGCGGACTAACCGCTAACTATAATAATTACTCAGCAGCAGAATTAGAAAAGGCTCTCCAATCATGGGTCGAGCCATACCCTAAGCCTATTATTTTAAATCACGATTTAAACTCTGAGCCAATTGGCAGAATCATTGCTGCTAAGATGGACAAAGAACAAGACGGTGCACCATACGTAAGATTGCAGGTAGCAATCACAGATCCATTGGCTGCTCAGAAGATCTCAGATAAGAGATACTTGACCGGATCAGTTGGCGGAAGAGCCGGCAAAGCAGTTTGTTCAATTTCGGGTGAAGACCTAGCTGCTGAATCAGCAGACGGTAGACCAAAGACAGCTAAATTTAAGCGTGGTCAAGTTTATAAGGGTAAACTTGCTTTCGTTGATATGCAAGACATTTCCTTTAAAGAATACTCATTTGTTAACCAACCAGCGGATCAAAGGTCTAGTGTAAGAGCTTCTAAAGCTATTGATGGATCAACTGTTGTTACTGATTCAGAAAATTGGACAGCAAAAAGCACAGCCTTTATCTTACATATGGATAAAGAAGATATAACCACTGTGGAAGAAAATGAGTCTATTTTAAAGGGTATGAAGAAAAAGGAATCTAGACCACTTTACCTCCATCTTAAAGGAGCTTTTCTTACAGCTCTAGCTTTTCAAGAAAGCGAAACTGCAAAGGATGATAATAGTTCGTTACTATCAGAAAAGACTATTATTGACGAGGAGAATTTTAGCATGGACGAAACCATTCAGGGTGAAGACGTCTTGGCCGCTGTTGAAAATTTAAGCCAAGATCTTTCCACTATAGCTGCCTCTTCTGTAGAGACCGAAGAAACTGTAGAGCTTGAAGAAGCCGTACAAGTTGAAGAAGCTGACGCTACAGGCTTAGTAGCAAGTCTTCAAAGAGTTTTGAATGACACATTAGTATTTTACTTTGCGGCTCATAGAGCGCACTGGAATATTGAAGGCGAAGATTTTAGTGAGTACCATGAGCTATTTTCAAATATATATGAAGATGCCATTGGGTCGGTTGATCAAATTGCAGAAAACATGAGAAAACTTCAAGCTTTCCCTGCAACTCTTACTGAATCAGTAATGAATTCGTCATTCAAAGATGACATGACAATAACAGAGGCTCTTGGTTTAGCACAAGGTATTCTCGAAAAGAACAATATGGTGAACGCAAGCGTGATGGCAGCATTTGCTGTGGCAAACGCAGCTAACGAACAGGGAATTGCAAACTTCCTTGCAGAGCGCGATGATAAGCACAAGAAGTGGGCATGGCAATTAAGGTCTTCTTTAAAGGAAGAACCTATGGAGCCAGCAAACGAATCAGAAGAAATTGATAATACAGAGTCTAAGGAGATATCAGTGACAACAGAAGAACAAATTGAACAAGAAGTGGTTGATTCTGCAAATGCTGAAATCCCCGCAGAAAAGGAAGAGCAAGAAGAATTAAAGGTAGAGCTCACAGATGAAGTAAAAGCTGATGAGCAAGATACCAATGATGAAGTAGATAAGCTTCAGGCTCTCCAAGAAGAAAATGCCAAACTCAAAGAAGCACTACACCGTACGTTAGCCGAAAGAGTTGTAGATACAAAAATTTCATTAGGTACAGAATCTATTGAGAGTAGAGAAGAATTGATTATTGATCACACTAAGAGATCCGCAGGATCGTTAGCTGATTCATTAAGAGATTTAGCTAAACTTCCAGTAGCAAAAAAGAATATTCAAAAACTTAATGAATCCATCATCGAAAATGACATTGTTTCAGAAGAAGAAAATAATGTTATACTAGAAGATGAAGAAGTAGAAACAACACCACAGGCTAAAATCAACACAGTTGAAGAGCTGTTCGTAGATGCTTTTATGGGCCGTCGCAAACTTTAAAAACAAAATATACATACAAGGAGAAAATAAATGTCATTAGCAAAATTTCGTAAAGTAGGTACCAAAACAGGTGCTGGTCGTTTCGTTGTTTCGGAAGGTATTGCACCATCCGCATACATCTTGCCATCAGTTGGCCTTCCAACTTGGTACTCAGACTCAGAAGATGATCGTTTTGAAATTGTTATTCCAAAGGGAACAATCCTTTCGGTAGTAACAGATTCAAGCGGTGATTCACGTTTCGTTCCAGCTAACGGTACTGGCTCTTCAGTAACTTGGGGAGACACAATTCCAAGCTGGAACCCACTTGCAGGAGCAACACCAGTTGTTTCACCTACTGGTGACGCACAAGTAGTTGCTGCACGTTCAGTTCCAGTTGGTTGTGCACAGTACGATCTCTACAGACCATTCGACAAGGGCACATCGCAAGGTGCAGGCTTTATTGTTAGAGGTTATGTTGAGTATCCAATGGTTAGTGGACTCAATGCAGACTTAACAGCAGGTAGTTTAGTTGCTCCAGACTTCATGGGTCGTCCAAGACTCTTGTCGCAAGCTGATGCAGCTAGTTACCCACACTTAATGGTAGGTAAGGTTATTGAAGTCGAGAAGTTTGCTACAAACTTTGATGACGGACTACTTTCCTACATGCAACTTCCATCGGATCCAGGTGCGCTCAAGACAGTTTATGAGCTCACAAGATCAGGCTCGTTCTCCGGTAAACTCGGTATCCGTGCAAACCTAGATGTTACGAATGTTATTGGTGCTTTCCGCGTCAATTTAACACTCTAATAAAAAAAAGAAAATAAAAAAAGAAATAATTAAACAGGAGGAAATATCCTAGATGAGTAAGACAATCCAAGAACTCCTCTCGGGTCTCCCAGCTTGGGAAGCCGCATTTGCTGAAGATGGCTACATCGACACAGATAACAGAGTTACAATCAAGGAAGCATTCGGTTCGTCAGACGCAGCCGCTTTGTTTCCTAAGGTAATTTCTCGTACTCTGCGCGAAGCAGCCGAACCACAGCTTTTGGTAACCCCGCTTCTTTCTACAGTACGCCTTGGTAAGGGTCGTTCTTTGGAATTTCCAGCGGTAAACGCAATTCAAGCTGCTGAGATCCCAGAAGGACAAGAATACCCAGAACAAGCTCTCGCATTTGCTAAGCAAATCGAGGGTAAGGTGTCGAAGAAGGGCGTTAAGCTGGCTTTCACAGAGGAAGTTATTGCTGATTCTCTTTGGGACATCGTAGGCCTCCATGTACGCGCCGCAGGCCGTGCAATGGCACGTTTGAAAGAGCAAATTGCTCTTAGTCGTTTTAAGGATGCAGCTACAATTGTATTCGACAACGACAGTGGCAGCTATGACGATACAACAGGTCGTGGGATTGATGGTGCGTACAATAGCACTGTTACCTGGGACGATGTTGTCGACATGGCAGCTGTTCTAATGGCCGAAAACCATATACCAACAGACTTCATTCTTCACCCACTGATGTGGTCGGTCTTCCTTAAGGACTCGATCTTCCACATGGGCGGCGCTGCATCAGCTGTTAATACCAGCTGGGGCTACCGTCCACAGTCGAAGGATGCTGCTCTTAACGCAACAGCCCCTATGGGTTTGAACGTGTTAGTGTCACCATTTGTTAGCTTCACGGCTAAGAGCGGTGCAACATTAGCTAAGTCAGACTTGTTCCTCATTGATCGTAATGAGGTCGGCAGTCTTCTTGTTAAGGATGACATGAGCACAGATCAGTTCGATGATCCGTCACGTGACATTCGTTCAATGAAGATGAAAGAGCGTTATGACATTGTAATGCTTGGTGATGGTGAAGGTATCACAGTTGCTAAGAACGTTAGACTTGCCCGTAACTACGAGGTACTTGTTACTAACGAAATGTAATAGAACCTTAGGACTGTTATAGTTACGACACAGTCTTAGAAAGTAGGGGGCAGCGAAAGCTGCCCCTTATTTTTTTGCACCACCCCCGTTACTAGTTAAGTATAAGTCTTTTCCTGAGGAGATAAATCGTGCCATTAAATTTAATAGATTATGCCTCAGTAGGTGCCGATAAGGTAAAAATTAAATTTGGTAGAACAGTAAAGATTAGTTCTATAACAAATAATAAATTTATTGTTCAAACATCAGCTGCAACACCGACTCTTGTATCTAGTCCATTTAAAGCAATAAACTCATTAGCTGACTATAATACAATATCTAGAACTCTTACTCTTTACTGGGATAAAGTCCTTGTTTCTGGTCAGGAATACTATCTAAGAGTAGTAGGTATATTAGACGCTGCAAATGAAGTCGTAGCAGAAGAGTATATAAAATTTACAAAACAAGATGCAGCTACACCTTCTGGTTTTTCAACTTCCGTTGTTCCGGTGATAGAAGAGATTTTAGTAGAAGATAACTCAATTTTAACCGAAGCCTATAGTAGTTATCAAATTATAGCTAAAAATCCAGAGTTCTATATTGATTCTGTTGAGCCAAAAAACGGATCTTTTTATTTACCAAATGACAATAACAATGGAAGAGTCACCATTACTTTTAATGCTCGTCCAGCTTCCAACTTTTTATCCACTAAGTATTTTAAAGCTCAAAGAAAAAAAATTCAGAAGTCACCGTCTCGTTGGGAAAACATAGAAACAGTTACGCAGATGCACTCTTGGAAACCTGAAATATACATAGACTTTCCATCTTTAATAGATGCAACACCATCATATTATACTGAGAATAAAGATTATTTTGAAAAAGGTTATAAGTATAGAATAACAGTTTCTAAAGATATAGGTATATAAGATGGCTAATTTTGTATACAAAAAAGCAAAAGAATCCATGTTAAGTGGTGAAATAAATCTATCTACAAATAGTCTTAAAGTTGCATTTATAGATACTTCTTTGTATACACCAAATCAAAATACTGATGAATTTTTATCAATTATACCCACTGCAGCAAAGAAATATAGAAGTGCAGCTTTAGGCAATGTATCTAATAATTTAGGAGTCTTAGACGCAGATGACCTAACGATTGTTCATGATGGAGTAGCATTTAATGCAATTGTCTTTTATCAATTCGGTACAACAGATTCTGATTCAAGGTTAATAGCTTTTATAGATGATTCTGAAGGGCTACCTTTTGCTGGCACTGCAGAGTCTTCGTCAATGACACTGCAATGGAATAATAGTTCAACAAAAATTATTAGCTTATAGGAAAATATATGGCAACAAATTATCCAAATCAATTAGATGTTTTAATAAATCCAACAGCAACTGATAAGCTCAATTCAAACACAGTACCCCATCATCAACAGCATGCAAATTTAAACGATGCTGTAGAAGCAGTACAAACCGTATTGGGCGTTAATCCAGCTGGTTCTCATCTTACCATTAAAGATAGAATAATAGCGGTAGAATCAAACATTAGTAGTATAAATGGATTAGGAGATGTTACTATAAGCAATATCGGGACTAAAGATGTATTAATTTATAATGGATCTCAATGGGTAAATAAGTCTGTTGAATCATTAAGTAACAACAGTGCAGAGCTTAGTATTAATGGAGGAAATTTTTAAATGGCTAATATTTTGAGAATTAAAAGAAGGGCTGGAGGTGGCGTTGCAGGCGCACCTAGTTCACTCAAAAATGCTGAGTTGGCGTTTAACGAAGTCGACAACATTCTTTATTATGGTTATGGAGACGACGGTACCGGAACAGCAAATACTGTACCAGCAATTGCTGGCATAGGCGCATTTGTATCATTAAGTGCTGATCAAACAATTACTGGAAATAAAACATTTACTGGTACAATAATCGTTCCAACGCCAAGCGCAAACACTCACGCATCAACAAAGCTCTATGTTGACCAGCAGATATCCAGTGTTAATAATACTATTTCAAACGTTGCCACATCATTTACAGTTGCGGGTGATTCTGGATCTAATCAAACAATTAGTTCAGGTACTGATACTTTAACCATTTCTGGTGGCACGGGACTATCCTCTGTTGCAAGTGCAACTGACACAATTACTTTAAATCTTGACAACACTACCGTAACTGGTGGTTCTTACGGCGGTGCAGGAACGGTTGCTACGTTTACTGTAGATGCTCAAGGTCGTTTAACAGCAGCTGGAAATACGGCAATTTCTTTAACTTCTTCAAACCTTGATAACACCGCAGTAACTGCTGGCTCTTATGGAGCTGCAAACTCGGTTGCTACATTCACTGTTGATGCAAAGGGTCGTTTAACAGCTGCTGGAAACTCAGCCATTTCAATCACTGCTTCACAAATTAGTGATAAGGGCTCAAATCTCGTAACTGGTTTGACCGGTACTAATAACGAGATCACAGTTTCAAACTCTGGAGTTGGAGCTGTAACATTAGGTCTCCCAGCTAATGTTACGATTAGTAATAATCTAACTGTTACTGGAGATTTGATTGTTAACGGCAATACAACAACTCTTAATACGGCAACGCTTGTCGTAGAAGATAAAAATATTGTTCTTGCAAATTCCGCATCACCAACAGATATAACTGCTGACGGTGCTGGTATTACAGTTCTTGGTGCAACAAATAAGACGTTCACCTGGGTTGATGCAACAGATGCATGGACTTCATCAGAAAATATGAATTTAGTTTCTGGTAAAGTTTATGAGATTAATGGAACATCTGTATTAAGCAATACAACACTTGGTTCTAGTATAGTCACTTCAAGCTTAACAGCAGTAGGAACAATCGCAACAGGTACCTGGCAAGGAACAGCTGTCGGCATTGCCTATGGCGGTACTGGTGCAACAGATGCAGCAAATGCTAGAACCAATTTGGGATTGGCAATTGGTTCAAACGTACAAGCCTATAATTCAATATTAGCAAACGTTGCTGCTGGAACTTATTCTGGTGATGATGACATCGTAACAGTTGGAACAATTACAACTGGAACATGGAGTGGTACAGCAATTGCTGCCACTAAGGGTGGTACTGGACTCACAACTTATACAACTGGAGATTTGGTTTACGCTAGCGCAGCAAACACATTGTCTAAATTGTCAATAGGTTCTAGTGGACAAGTTCTACAAGTTATAGCTGGAGTTCCAACATGGAGTGACACAATAGACGGTGGAACTTTCTAAATAAAGGAAAGGTTTTATAGTGGCTAATCCAAGTATTACCGGCAATCAAATAGCCATTGATCCTATTTCTGGAGTATTCTTCTTCAAAAATAGCAATGGTTCATTAGTTAGTTCATCTTTGAATTTACTTCAAACTTCGAATACTCAAATAACAACAGAAGATAGTGTTCAAGTTTCTGGAAATTTAGTAGTTTCTGGAAATCTTACTGTTAACGGCACTATCGTCACAGTAAATACAGAATCAATTGTTATTGAAGATAAAAATATTGAACTTGCTAACGTATCATCACCATCTAACGTGACAGCAGATGGTGGTGGAATAACATTAAAGGGAACTACAGATAAAACTTTTAACTGGAGCAATAGCACCGCATCTTGGACTTCTTCTGAAAACATAAATCTTGCATCTGGTAAAACATTTAAGATTAATGGAACAGAAGTATTATCAGCAAATGCATATACTGGCTCAGCAGCAAAATGGACCAATGCTAGATTAATTACTTTAGGTGGCGACCTATCTGGAAATGTCTCGATAGATGGCTCTGCTAACGTAACTCTTACTGCAACTATAGTTGCCAATTCTGTAGCTTTAGGTACTGACACAACTGGTAATTATGTTGCTTCTCTAGTTGCTGGAACAGGAATTTCTTTAGCTAATAACTCTGGAGAAACTGCTACTCCAACAATAACACTTAATGCAACAATAGATGATTTAACAGATGTTACTTTAACCACTCCAGCCAATGGTGACTTCTTTAGATATAATGGATCTGTTTGGATTAATGATGCTATTAATTTATCTACAGATACAATAGGTGATTACGTAGATCACCTTAGTGCGGGCACTGGCATAACGATTACTAACAATTCTGGTGAAGCTTCAGTTCCAACTATCTCAATTCCTCAATCGGTTGCCACCAATGCAAACGTTTCATTTAATCAAGTAACAGCTTCTTTAGTAGGCGCAGTCACGGGTAATGTAACTGGAAACATAATTGGAAATGTCACTGGAAATTTAACCGGTAATGTCACTGGTAATTTAACTGGGAACAGCAACGGAGTTCACACTGGAAACGTAACTGGCACAGCAAGTAACGCATTAGTTTGGACTAATCAAAGAAAAATTACTTTAGATGGTGACGTAACTGGTAACGTATTTATAGACGGAAGCGCTAATGTTACTATAACAACAACAATTGCTTCTAATTCGGTAGCGCTTGGTGCAGACACTACAGGTCAATATGTAGCAAACTTAGTCTCGGGTACCGGTATAACAATAACTGATAATTCCGGTGAAGGAATGACGCCAGTCATTAAAATAGCAGATTCCTATACTACAAACATGGTTTCTAATATAGCAAACTCCGCAGCAAGTGTGAGCACTTATGCTGACGGTGTTGGAAACACTGCTTATTCAAATGCGGTAACTTACGTTAACAATAGAACATTGAATGATTTTACAGAAGTAGTTATCACTACTCCAACTTCAGATAACCTATTAATGTATAACGGTTCTGCTTGGATTAATCAAGCTGTTAATATAAATAGATTATCAGATGTTAATGTTGATCCTAGTACTCTTGGGGATTATCAAGTGCTTAAATATGATAGCAACACTTCACAGTGGGTTAATGGCACGGTTGATTGGGAGCTTCCTGTTGGTCTAGCTTATAAGACTACTTTGGGAAATAACACAAATAGTACATTCACAATAGCTCACGGACTTGGCACCCGAGACATCTTTGTTACATGCAGGACTACAAATGCACCATATGAGGTAATAGAAGTAAGATGGGCAGCAACAGATCTTAATAATGCTACTTTTACATTTTCAACACCGCCAACAACTGACTCAATTTCAGTAACAATATTTTCTAACGTTTCTAGTGCCATAATAAGCGTTCCATCTTTAAGCACTTTAGATGACTTTGTTATTGCTGGTGCTGGAATTACTGCAGGGCAATACATTGTGTGGAATGGTAGTAAGTGGTACAACAAAACATTACTACTCGATGATGCATCTGATGTACAAATTAACACCTTAACCACTGGTGATATCTTAAGATATGATGGAACCTTTTGGGTTAACGACCCTATTAATCTTGGCACAGATACAGTTGGTGGATATATTACATCACTTGTAGCTGGAACTGGTATTACTCTAATTAATAATACAGGCGAAGGTGCAACGCCAACTATAACGGTTGACACTTCAGCGATTCAAGCACGTGTTGCTAATGTTACTGACACAGAAATTGGATACTTAGACGGTGTAACTTCTGCAATTCAGACACAGATCAATAACAAACTTGATTCTTCAACAGCTGGAACAACTTACGCGCCTTTGGCTAGTCCAACTTTTACAGGAAATGTTTCTGGTATAACCAAGACAATGGTTGGTCTTGGAAACGTAGACAACACGGCAGATACAGCAAAACCAGTTTCTACAGCTCAGCAGACTGCTCTTGATCTAAAGGCAAACTTGGCTTCGCCAACATTTACGGGAACCGTAACCATCCCAGCAGGCGCTTCAATTTCTGGTTTTGCAACACTTGCTAATCCTACATTTACTGGAACTGTTGCGGGTATCACAAAAGCAATGGTTGGTCTTGGTAGTGTTGATAATACAACAGACCTTGGAAAACCAATATCAAATGCTGTTCAAACAGCGCTTGACTTAAAGGCTCCTCTTGCAAATGCTACATTTACAGGGACAATAACTCTTCCTTCAAATACGGTTACATCTTCGATGATTATGGATGGAACTATTGCCAATGTTGATATCAGCGCATCGGCTGCAATTGATTATTCTAAATTATCATTAAGTAACTCGATTGCTACTACCGACTTAGTATCTGGTGCAGCTAGGGCAGGATTCAATTCAACATTAAGAACAGTTACCTCAAGTAATACTCTTGTAATTTCAGATCTTGCTAAATTAATAGTAGTAAATAGCTCTTCTACTGCTAATATTACGGTCCCTGCAGATAATACAGTTAATTTTAATGTTGGTGATAGAATAGATTTTGTTACAATTAATACTGGTTTAGTGACATTTATTGCTGCAGGTGGAGTTAGCGTAAGCGGAACTCCTGGTCTTAATTTGCGTACACAATACTCTGGTGCTACACTAGTTAAACTAGCGGCTAACACTTGGGTGGCAATGGGTGATCTAAAGGCTTAATCATGACAGTTCCAATAGGCAGTTCGGGGCGGTTCAAGAAAAGCAACCAAACCTTTAATTGCACAAAAGGCAACAAAGTCTACTGCTAACGCTGCAATAATTGCCGCTGGTTTTGTTGTTGGCACCGTAAGCAATACAGCAACAGAAGATAGTACTTTGGGAGACGTAGTACACACTGCATTAACTGACAGCAGTGTGGCACTATTGGGTAGCGCTATTAATTATACTGTCGGAGCTTTTTCTCCACCAACATTCTTTGCTCCTCCAGGATTTTTTGCTCCTCCAGGATTTTTTGGTCCTCCGGGATTCTTTGGTCCTCCGGGATTCTTTGGTCCTCCGGGATTCTTTGTTCCTCCAGCTTGTACTTACTGCAATGGAACAGCTGTAACTGAAGAGCAATGTTTGCCAGGTGGCACAAGAACTAGATCTGGAATATCCTATAATGGTACCTGTGGCCCTGCTGGCTGCACTGGTTGCGATTGCCCAACAACTGTAGTCTGGGGCGCTTGGGGCCCACCTAATGGTTTCTATTGTTAATAAATATGATATAATGAAATATATAAATAAATTTTTAAAAAGGAGAAACGTTAATGTCTATTAATGTACCGGAAACTATTAGTGATAATGAATTTACTTTTTTTGCCGTTGTTGTAGATGGAGAATACACCGGTAAAGTTGGTATTACAGGAAGTGGAGGTCCTATAATGGCTGGGATGAAATCTAATCCAACCATTGTAGAAATGACTCAAGAACAAGCAAATGAAGTGCAACTTGGTTGGGTGTATAATGGAACTACTTTTGTTCCAGCATCAGAATAAAGTTCTATGTCAGCTTGGAAAGAGTATAAAGAAAAATTAGGAGTAACTCGACCTTGGGATTTATTAAATCCAAATGAAGAAAGAGTTTCCGAAGAAAAAGCTAAATCTAGATATGACGTTTGTCTTGAATGTGATAAATTAATATCAGCTACGAAGCAATGCAAAGAATGCGGATGCGTTATGCCACTGAAAGTAAAGCTAAAAGCAGCAGTTTGCCCCTTAGGTAAATGGTAATATTTAATTTTCATAATACGTAATTATATGTTATTCTAGATTAGTAAATTTTGGCATTAAAACAACCAGAACCTATATTACTATATAATAAGATTTTATCTCAATAAAGGAAGAGGTGCCTCGTGGCTTATAGTGGATCCCAGTTTGCAGTAAATAATACCCTTTTATTAAAAAGATCAGATGAGGCAGCAAATGCGCCAACCTCACTAGCTGAGGGTGAATTAGCAATCAACGTCGTTGATGGTAAGTTGTTTTATAAGAATAAAACAGCTAATGCTATAATACGGAATTAATTTAATATCCAATGTTGTTGGCACCGCAAATCAAGTTTCAGTAACTGCTAATGCCACTTCTGGAGTTTACACTCTAAGTCTTCCATCTACTATTCAGACTAGTCAAGCTAATGTTTCAACTCTATTTGTTGACGGAATTGAAATTGATACAACTGGAGCCACCACTAATCAAGTATTGAAGTTTGACGGAACTAAGTTTGCTCCTGGCACCGACACTGGTTTAGCTGGAACAGTTTACACTTCAACAATTGGAGATGGTAGCGCTACTAGCTTCACAGTTACTCATAACTTGGGAACAAGAGATGTTGTAGTTGTTGCACGCAATGCTGCAAGCCCATATGAAGTCATCGACGTCCGTTGGGAAGCCACAACAACTGGAACAGTTACTTTAGATTTTTCGGCAGCTCCTTCTGCTAGCTCGGTTAGAGTTGGCGTTTATGCAGCAGTTGCTGGCTCTACTATTACAATAGGTTCAATTGATGACTTGGGTGATGTTACTCTTTCTTCAGCCGCTAATGGAGACTTCCTCCGTTATAACGGTTCAGTTTGGATTAACGACGCAGTAAATCTTTCAACTGATACTATTGGAGATTATGTTTCTAGTTTAGTAGCTGGAACTGCAATTACTCTTTCTAATAATACCGGTGAAGGCTCTACTCCAACAATAGCAGTAACGGCAAATACATTTGATGCCTTCGGTGCAGCCTCATCTGCTGCTGCAACAGCTTATGCTAATGCACAAACTTATACTAATGCAGCTGTAAGATCTTTTGAAGTTGCTGGCGATTCAGGTAGCAGTAAAACCATTACAACTGGTAATTCAAGCACAAGTGGAGATACGCTTACCATTGCAGGTGGCGTTGGTTTAACATCTGTAACTTCAAATACCGATACTGTCACGATTAATCTTGACAATACAGCTGTTACTGCTGGTTCCTATGGAAACGCAAGCACTGCAGCCAGCATCACTGTTGACGCACAAGGTCGTTTGACTTCAGCTTCGCAAAATGCAATTAGCATTCTTGCCAGTCAAGTTTCAGACTTTGCCGCCAACACAAGATCACAGATAAGCGTTTCTGGAGATCTTGCTTATAACTCAAGCACTGGTGTAATTAGTTTCACAAATGACGCTGGAGATATCGAATCGGTTACAGCTGGCACTGGACTTACTGGTGGTGGCGCTTCTGGAGCAGTTACTTTAACTCTTGCTAACACGGCTGTCACTGCTGGCAACTACGGTTCTGCGGGTACTGTTGGAACCTTTACGGTTGATGCACAAGGTCGCCTAACTGCTGCTGCTAACTCAACAATTTCAATTACCGCTTCGCAGATCAGCGACAAGGGTACAAACCTTGTTACTGGTTTAACTGGTACTGCAAATCAAATTGCGGTTTCTAATTCTGGCGTTGGTGCGGTAACATTAAGTCTTCCAGCCAACGTAACTATTTCAAATAACTTAGTTGTTACTGGAGACTTGACAGTTAGTGGTAACACAACAACTGTTAACACAGAACAGTTGAACGTTGAAGATAATATTATTACATTAAACTCTGGCGTTACAGGTGCCCCAACATTAAACAGTGGCATAGAAGTCAATAGAGGAACATCAACAGATGTTTCAATTCTCTGGAATGAAACTACCGATAAATGGACATTCACAAATGATGGAACAAACTACGTTAACATTGCTAGCAATTCAGACATTGCAAACGTAGCAACAGCTTTTACGGTAGCTGGAGATAGTGGATCAAGTCAGACAATAACTTCTGGTACAGATACATTAACAATTTCGGGTGGCACTGGTTTGACATCTGTAGCTGGCGCAACAGATACAATCACATTAAATCTTGATAACACTGCTGTAACAGCAGGATCATATGGAAACGCAAGCACCGTACCTAACTATACGGTCGATGCACAGGGTCGTTTGACCGCAGCTGCAAATACTTCAATTAGCATTCTTGCAAGCCAAGTTTCGGACTTTTCCGCAAACACAAGAGCGCAAATTAGTGTTTCTGGAGATCTTGCCTATAATAGTTCAACTGGTGTTATTAGCTTTACTAATGACGCAGGTGACATTGAATCAGTAACAGCTGGAACAGGTCTTAGCGGTGGTGGCACTTCAGGTGCAGTCACACTTAACCTGGCTGCAACTGCTGTCACAGCAGGATCATATGGCAACGCAAGTACAGTTCCAAACTACACAGTAGACGCGCAAGGTCGTTTAACAGCCGCAGCTAATACTGCAATATCAGTAGCTTCAACAGCAGTAACCGATTTTACAGAAGCTGCACAAGATGCTTTTGGATCTTTAGTTTCTGCAGGAGCACAATCTGGAATTACAGTTACATATGATGATGCTAACGCAAAAGTTAACTTCTCTGTAGCAAATCAATCCTTCACTGCAGCTGCAGATGGTGGTGCAAGTCAAACAATTACAGCAGGAGATACATTCACTGTTTCTGGTGGAACAGGTCTTACATCTGCTGCAACCTCAGATACAATCACCATTAATCTTGACAATACTGCAGTCACTGGTGGATCATACGGAAATGCAAATACAGTTCCAAACTACACTGTTGATGCTCAAGGACGTTTGACAGCAGCAGCAAACACTGCAATTAGCATACTTGCAAGCCAAGTAAGTGATCTTTCTTCAAATGCTGTAACTTCACTTACTGGAACTGCAAATCAAATTGCCGTTAGTGCCTCAGCTGGTGCAATCACATTGAGCCTCCCATCAAACGTAACAATTTCCAATAACCTCACTGTTACTGGAGACTTGACCGTTAATGGTAATGTCACAACTTTGAATACTGAAAACCTTTTAATTGAGGATAATATCGTAGTCCTTAATTCAAATGTAACAGGAACTCCAGCAGCAAATGCTGGTCTTGAAGTAGAGCGTGGCACGTCTGATAACGTGCAGATTCGTTGGAATGAGTCTACAGATAAATGGCAACTCACCAATGATGGAACAAACTATGTTAATATCGCCAGCAACTCAGATATCGCCAACGTTGCGACTTCATTTACAGTTGCTGGAGACAGTGGTTCAAGCCAGACCATCAGTTCAGGTACCGACACTTTAACAATTTCGGGTGGCACAGGTCTCACATCAGTAGCTAGCGCAACTGATACTATAACCTTAAATCTTGATAGCACAGCTGTAACAGCTGGTAGCTATGGAGCAGCCAATACAGTGGCAACGTTCACTGTAGACGCTCAGGGACGCCTTACAGCGGCTTCTAATGCCAGTGTTAGCATTACTGCTAGCCAGGTGTCAAACTTTGGTACTGTGGCAATTGTTAGAGCTGACATAAATGCTAAGGGTGACTTGATAGTCGGTAGCGCAAATGATACTCCAGCAATTCTGTCTGTTGGAACAAATGGCCATTTCTTAAGAGCTAACTCTTCGGCAGCTACTGGCGTTGAATGGGCTTCAATTCCAACAATCAATAACATTGACGATATTGGTGATGTCACAATCACTAGTGCCGCTTCTGGAGACTTCCTCAAGTATAATGGAAGCGCTTGGGTCAATGATGCAATTAATCTTGGTACAGACACTGTTGGTGACTATGTAGCTACAATAACTGGTGGAACGGGTGTTACCTCAACAGCAGCAACTACTGGAGAAGGAACAACTCACTCGTTGTCAATTGGTCAAGACGTTGCCACATCGGCTTCGGTAACCTTTGCAAGCGTAGCAACGGGTGCAATAACACTTGATTCTGGAACTGGTGAACTTAATACTTCAACTCAACTTGTTAATGTTAATACAATTACTACCGTTGACAGCTTTGCTAAGGGCACTTACAGAACAGCTAAATACCTAGTGCAGGTAACACAAGGCACTAAGTACACAACTTCTGAAGTTCTTTTGGCACACGACGGCACAGACTCCTTTATGTCGGAGTATGCAGTAATTGAACTTGGCGCATCAAGAATACCAATGACTGTATCAACTTCGATCTCTGGATCAAACGTATTATTAAGAGTGACAATTACAGACGCCGCATCAACAAATGCAACAGTCAAGGTAGCAAGAACACTTATAGCAGTGTGATATAATAGTAATTAAGTTTTAAAATATAAAACTAGAGGGACAGTGAACTTTAGTGGCAGACAAAGATTTTGTAGTCAAGCATGGATTAGTAGTTGGCGACACCGCTACGATCAATGGCGTACAAATTGATCTTTCTAACGCCACTTCTGGTCAAGTTCTAAAATTTGATGGCACTAAATTTACACCTGCTTCAGAAGGTGATATTAGCGGCACAGTCTACAGTGCAACCATAGGCGATGGAACAAATTCAAGCTATGTAATTACACATGGATTTGGAACAAGGAACGTTGTTGTAGTGATCAGAAACGCTGCATCACCATACGAAGTAATTAATGCTCGTTGGGAAGCTACAACTATAAATACAATAACAGTTGATTTTAGTTCTCCTGTTACTTCTGACTCTGTTATAGTTTCAGTATACGCTGCAGTTTCTAGCGGTGGCGGTAGTAGTGGAGATTCAATATCACCTTTTTTATTAATGGGAGCATAAAATGGCAATAGCATACAAAGTATTAGGACAATCCAATCCATCGGCAACAACTGCAACTACGCTGTACACGGTTCCGGCGGCTACATCTACCATTGTTTCTACTATTGTTGTGGCGAATTTGGGTACTTCTGGAACTTACCGCATCGCTATCCGACCTGCTGGTGCGTCTCTTGCTAACCAACATTACATTGCATACGATGGAACATTGAGCGCAAACGACACAATTACATACACGCTTGGTATCACGCTTGCTACTACTGATGTGATTACGGTGTACGCCTCAAATGCGTCGTTTGCTTTTAGTGCCTTTGGAAGTGAGATTAGTTAATGGCAGTCAGGCTTGGAAGTAATGCGCCTGTTGGGTTGAGTAGGGAAAGATTGCGTCTTTCTACCAACACTGTACAGACTGCTTGGGTGCGCCCTAGTGACTGGGTTTCTTTTACGACTCCAACATCCGCTGAACAGAAAGTGATTGGCATTGTTGCCGTCTACAACCAAGATTCTAATTATATTGCGCTTGCTTGCACGGTCACTGGTGGCTACACAGTGGATTGGGGTGATGGTACTTCCACAACTCACACAAGTGCTGCGACTGCACAGAAGAATTATGTGTTTGGTGATTTGTCGGCAGGAACATTGAGTTCTCGTGGTTATCGTCAGGCAGTTATCACTGTTACGCCAACGACTGTTGGGGCAACTTTTTCCGCTGTAAATTTAGACCGTAGGAATAGCGCCTCAAGTGCTAGCACAGCAGCAACCACAAACACTTGGCTGGACATCGCCGTTTCTGCACCAAATGCCTCTACGGTTGCATTCAGTACCAGTACTAGTGGAGGAACCACTGCATCTATGCAGTTATGTGAACAAATAAATATTGTTGCCCATAATGTTACAAACATGTCCAACATGTTTGTAGATTTCCGAAAATTGCAATCTGTCTCAATATCAAATACTGCCTCGGTGACGCAAATGCAGTCTATGTTTTCAAACTGCTCGTCCCTGCGTTTAGTGCCACTATTCAACACTGCTTTGGTGACAAACATGAGTAACATGTTCCAATATTGTTCTTCTTTGCAAACAGTACCGTTGTTCAACACTGCCTTGGTGACAAACATGAGCACTATGTTCCAATATTGTTCTTCTTTGCAAACAGTACCGTTGTTCAACACTGCCTCAGTGACAAACATGACAAGTATGTTTAATGGTTGCAATTCTTTGCAAACAGTACCACTATTCAATACCGCATCGGTGACAAACATGTTCAACATGTTTTACGGTTGCAGTTCATTACAGACCGTTCCGTTATTCAACACTGCCTTGGTGATAACCATGACCAACATGTTTTATCAGTGCTATTCGTTGCAAACAGTACCACTATTTAACACTGCCTTGGTGACAACCATGAGCCTTATGTTTAACGGTTGCAGTTCATTACAAACAGTACCACTATTTAACACTGCCTTGGTGACAAACATGAGCAGCATGTTTTACGGTTGCGATTCATTACAGACCGTTCCGTTGTTCAACACTGCCTCAGTGACAAACATGACAAGTATGTTTAGGAATTGCGATTCATTACAAACAGTACCACTATTCAATACCGCATCGGTGACAGGCATGAGCAGTATGTTCTATGGTTGCAATTCGTTGCAAACGATACCACTATTCAACACCGCCTTGGTGCAGGACATGAGTAACATGTTTAACGGTTGCAGTTCATTACAAACAGTACCACTATTTAACACTGCCTTGGTGACAACCATGAGCAGTATGTTTAGTAGTTGCTATTCGTTGCAAAACATTCCCGAATTAAATTTGACAAAAGTTTCTACTTCCTCAAACAATGGCATGTCGTTAGGTAATGCAACAGCGGCAATCGCAACATCAAACTTGGGTCAAGCGAAACTCACTGGCAACCGTTGGACTCAAACATTTCAGAACTGCAGAATGGGTGCATCACAACTAAACGAAATGTATACTGCACTTGCGGTACTGAACCCTAATGTCACCAATGTGACAGCAGCAGCAGGCGTCGTCACTTACACCGTTGACGACATTAGAGCGTTCGTAGCAGCCCGCACCGTTACCATCACTAGCGTAAACCCAGTTGCTTATAATCTAGTTGGCGCAACAGTCGGAACTGTCACCGCAGGTGCAGGAACTACAGGAACATTCACCGTCACCAACGCCGCTACTGGAGCATATGTTTCTGGTGGTGTCGCATCAATAACAGACAACCGAACAATCACGGTTACTAGTAACCCAGGAGTTTCTGGAGACGACCCAACAATCGCAACAAATAAAGGCTGGATAGTCACAGGATGAGCGACAACACTTCAGGTTTTTATAAATATGAAGAATTAACACTTCACCACGGTCCAAACTATGTCCTTGCGCCCGAATACGAACTGCTCAAGGAAACCAAAGACGACCACACCTACCCAATAGACGGATGGTATTGGTTTGATTCCATTGAAGAAGCCAGAGAGTTCTATAATATTACTGCGCCCATAATTGAAGAATCAGAAACTTCTGACCTATTTTAAATGCCCGAGCAAAACTTGACAACTGATTATATATAAGCTAATATTTTTATATGTCCGCAGAAGAGCAACAAATAAAAATAAACCCCCGGTAAGACTTCCCATGATGAAGAAATAGTTTCACATTTAGTGATTAATGGATTTACAATTAATCCAATAAAAGATGAACACCTATTTAAAACTTTTATTAATTCTTTATGCGAAGATTATGATCAAAAACATTTTTGCGATCACCAACCCCATCTTAAAATAATACATAAACACTATTTAGGAAAACAAATAGGAGAACCTTCGATCTCATATATATCAAATGAATCGTTTAAAGGTTTAATTCGGATTTGCAGTACTAGACAATGGTTATTTTGTTATAAAAATTTGGGACGATATTTATCCAGCTGAAATTCAATTTGATTTATACCTAGATGAAAAAATGGAAGATTGTTCAATAATAATTGATCATCTATCGTGTCCCGCAAAACCACTTGATGGGATGGGTATGTTTAATCACACTTACTCATTAACTCATTCTGTAAAAAATAAAACGTTTATTTCTAAACGTAATAATAAAACACCAATGTATTTTGTTAATGAAGAATATAACGAAATAGAACTTAATAGACAAG